CATTGGCGGGAACATTGTCATACGTCCCTTGGCTGGGGGGACTGAAATACCAAACTGTGGGAACTCTGTTTGTCCACCTTTGTTATCATCCAAGTAAAGGAAGAAAACAAGGAATCGCCTTGCACTCTCTAAACTACCCACGTCCACATGGTCATCAAACTCATCTACGCCATTAGGCATGTATCGTTTCATACGAAACTGTTCGAATGCAAATTGTTGTGGGAACATCTTATCAGAGATGTTACAGTCTTCCATGTAATTACGAATATACTGTTGGAATACTTGTGATAATGCTCTAGTGAACGGCTCCCATTCTGGATGTTGTTGCAGATTTATCTGTTTGAAACTACGATGACCCTCTAACACCACTTCTTCATGGTGTTGAGGGTTCTCTTCAAACATTGCAATAATTTGATTGCAGAAATCTGGAGTGATTACATTTTCATAAACTCTAATGTAATCTTCAAGCATTGTCCTCTTGGGCCTCTTCTTCTACAACTTCTTCAGATGGTTTCTGATTACCATACTTGAACTCTTTTGATGCCGCTTCATCAAGTTGTTGCATAATCTCTGGTGTAAAGAACTTCTCTGGTTGATTATTGATTGTCTTACCAAATGTCTTTGTTCCATCAGGCAACTCAATACGAGTTGATACTGATTTGAAGATACCATACTTTAGTGCAAGTTCCAACAATCCATAATAACGATCAAGTCCACGTTCATACATCAGACGAACATCAACCATCTTGTTTTCAATAGTCAAACGAGACTTCGCATTCTTACAGTGAATAATGTTACCAACAACTTCAGTTCCATCCTTCTCCTTCTTCTTAGAAAGATATACGATAGATGATGCTGCATACTTCAAACCAGAACCACCACCCATTTCTTTAGTGGGGAACATAGAACCAACAACATCATATGTGTGGTTAGTTACTACCATTGGAACCTTTGCTTTACCAAGTTTCAAAGTCAACACACGAAATGCAGCCTTGAGAACTTGTGCCCGTGTCATATCACGAGTCTCTTTACCATCAGCAGTGTCTTCTACTTCTTTCGTTGTAGACAACATACCAAGTGAGTCAAGACACAACATCATTGGTTTTCTGTCTGCTTCATTTTGTGTTAGGTATGCATCCAATACTTTGATTGCCTGAGTTCGAAACTCTTGCACAGTTGTAACTGGAAGAATAACCATACGAGCAGGGTCAATGCCACGATCAATAACCATTTGTTTTGTGATTGCAGATTCAGACTCAAAATACAACACACCAGCATCTGGGTTTGCATCAAGGAATGACTTTACCATACCCATCACAAAGAAAGTTTTACCAGTTGCAGATTCGCCTGCAACCGCAGTGATTTTGTTTGCTGGTAGTCCACCATAGATACTACCAGAGATAAGTGCGTTGAAGATGTAGGAACCTGTATCAATGAAGGAATCTACATCCCCTGCTTCAACACCATCTGATACAAGTGCAGCGTATTCGTTGCCCGCTGTTTTGGCAATGTCCTTAAAAAAGTCCATACTTAAATATCTCCTTCGGCTCTGTTCTCAGAGCGAAATGCATCGAATCCATTTGGATATCGTGCTTCTAGTTTTTCGGTATTCATATAAATGATTTCCTCAAGTGAAGTATCTAGTGCAATACATCCTTGTGCGATATACCACATGATATCACCCATTTCACGTTTCAAATGATAGACGGTATGCTCATCCATTGGTTTCCCTTGGAATACACACTTCTTCACAACTTCTGTGAATTCGCCACCTTCTGCACATATTCCCAATGCCGCCGTTAGTAGACGTTCTGGGGGAACACCAGATGCCTCCTCAATAATATCTAGTGAGTCTGCAAATGCAGTTGCATCTTTAGATTCTTCACTGGTTACTTCATCAACGAATCGAACGTAATCTACGAGTAGGGTGTCATCAGTCATTTGTTTTTCCTATGGTTTGAGGTATGAGTAACAATATACCAGAATAGTCAGTCAATGTCAAGTTGTTTTTTAACTCTGTCCAATAATTCTAGTGTTCTTGTTCTATAAGCAAACCCCAACATGGATGCCTTTTCTCCATTCTCATATGGGGGTTCCTGTCCTACAGAGTAATATTGGTCGGCAGTCAAGTCGATAAGTTTTCCATCAACGTCAACACACCACCAATGCCAAATATCATTATGATCTTGGGCTCTGTATAATTTAAGTGTCTTTGTTCCAAACACTTTTTGTAGACATGCAGATGCCGTATGGCAATGTCCAAACATAGGATTAGTGGAGTTACGTTGTCTCCACTTTTTAGGTATTAAATCTGGTGTTAAGTTTTGCACAATAACATCAGATACTATCTTTAGGTTCTCTTCGTTATATGTCATCTGATAATATCAATATCTGCGTTGTTGTTCCAAGTTTCAAGTTCAGTTCTCAAACGTCCATCTGCCTTCAATGACTCATAACGTTTTGAGGCCTTGTTCTTCCACCAATCAACCACACCTTCAAAACTATATCTGTCATAGTTATCCTTTTTGATAAGTGTATCAGTCTCAAGGTTCAAGTATTCTTTGACATTCTCATATCCAAAGTCAGACATGTAAGAACGTTTCTTTTCAGTTAGTCCTTTTGCATCATTGAATGTCTGAACAAACTTCTTGTATTCTTCTGGTTCCACATTCTTCAATGATGATTTAATGATAGAAATCATTTTAGTCTGTGTCTTCAGTTTGCGAGATGAGGCATCTGCGGCAACTAGAAGTTCGCCATCGTTCTTGTCAACAAACCAATCATTCAATCTACGATAGTTGTCATCATTGATAAGTGGCGCAAAGTCAGATACAGTATTACCTTTGTAACGTAGGAACGGTTTCATACCATCATACTGTGAAGATGATTTGGTAGAACCGTAAAGAGATGTTGTCTCAAACATACAGAATGGGCCACCATACTTCTTATCTAGTGTCTCTTTTGTAAGATGAGAACAACAAATGGAGGCAAGTAGTTTGCCCCCAAGATAGTTGTAACCAAACGGTTGTGTAGGGACAATAATAAAACCCATGATAGATGAGTCGTTGAAACGTTTCATCACGGCAGGGTTCATTGTGTCCAAAGGTTTACCCAAAAACTGGTTACGAGGTTTTGAGTTGATAGTAGGTGAACCTAAACGAATGAATCCAGCAATCTTGCCAGAGTTCTTTTCGTAGACTACCCACTTGATAGATTTGCCTGGCACCGACACCTCAACAGCATGAGATGTTGTAATTTCAAGATAGTTCACAAATATCTCAGACGATACTTCTCTACACTCAAATTCCATATCGTTTGGATGCATATCAAAATCACCGAACATATCATCTTCGGGGCCCATGCCAGGCAAACTGGTTGGATAATTCTCCATACGCTCTAACTTCACACGCCGTAGATAATCATCAATACGGTGAAAGTTAGAAAAATAATCTACGAATACATTCGCAGCGTATAAAGCATCATCCCGATTTAGTATCATGAAAAGAAATCCTCTAGCGTTGTTTGGGTTCCATAACTTCTGTCAATCTCCCACCCAATCTGGTTCATAATAAACGTAAGTGGTTCCACAAACGCCTTTTCGAATTGTTTATCATAATCCAAATACTTGTGAATGTCAAGTTCTTTTGGAAGTTTTGTAATAAACGAAATCACATTCGATTGCATAGGATTTGGAGTTCGCATATTCAAAAACTTAATCTTGTCACCCTCTTGGATTAGTGGATACTTGTTGTTAAGTTTGTTCTGTTTAGTAAAGTGATTGTAAAGAATAGCACCTTTGACATGCATAGGAGTTCCAGATTGGAAGATACTTGCACCACTACTCCACTTACCGATACCGTTCACAGAACGAGGGAACGCAATCTCTTCAGGCGGTAGTTCCATAAACTCTTTTCGGAAGTCTTGGATAAAGTCATTCACATCTTTCTCATTTCCAGACATAATAACCTTCAACGCCTGTTTAATCTTCTCACGACAAGGAGCTGGGGTTGAAGACTTAACCGCTTCGATACCCATAATCTTGAGTTGTGGTTCATGATAACGAACACCCTCAACATCCCACGCATTTAGAATGTATCGTTTCTTTGCCGTCCAGATGCCTTTGTCTGCGATTACTTCTCGCTTCATCTGCATCTTTTGGGCATATGCATTCATAACTTCAGCAAGATTTTGATAACTCTTATCAATAAAAGGTTCCATCTTCTGTGAAGCCACTGTGTCCAAAAAGTCCACGACTTTCTGGGTATACTGATCTTCCGATAGATCATTTCGATTCGCAAACGCTCCACTAACGAGGTTGTCAAAAGTGATATAAACCGAATCGGTATCTGACGCCAAAACGTAATCAACCGATTCTGTTTTAAGAATTTTGTTAAGGTATTCATTGATCTTCCTCTCAATCCACCGAATTGATAATTGTCCAGAAGTTGTAATACCTTCTGCAATTCTCAAGTCATAGTATCTAAACCATTCGTTACCAATCGCACCATAAGCAGAGTTCAATGAAATCTTTCTCGCCATCTGGATGTTATTGAAACGAGACACGTCTTTAAGATATTTAGCATCTTTCGTGTCCTCATACTGTTGCTTTGCAGCCAACATCTTCTTCTTGTAGATGGTTCGATCATCATACATCGACTGCATCATCTCAGGAAGAAATCCTTGAAAATCTTTTCGGAACATTGCACCGTTTGGTGTTGCAGTTACATTCTCATCAAGTCCCTTCTTAGGAACAAGTTTACCATCAATGATGGCATCAACACCACCATCACCAAAGTTAAGTTGGTCTGATAACAAAGTCTCTGGTGAGATATTGTATTGCATAATCAAGTGTGGATACAGAGAGTTCAAGTCAAAAGACAGAACCCACTTGTGTTGTCCCACTTGTGGTTCCTTAACATATGCACCAATATACTTCTCTGCCTTGTTTCCACGAGCAGACTTCTGTGGGATTACAACCTTCTTCTGTAGAAGGTGATTGTAAATCAACACATCCCAATACTTCACAGAAGTAAAGGAATCAGACATATTCACTTTCGCTTCGTATGTCATAGTCATCATCAAGTCAATCAACTTCATCTTGTCATCTAGTCTATCGACTAGCTCAACGTCTGTGATGTTATAGTCAATGAATGATTGATAGTCTTCAGTATACCATGCACGAAATGTTTCGTAAGGGTTTTCATCCTTGCGTTCACCAAGTTCCACATGTGCAATGTGATCTAGTCGATAAGACTCTTGTGCAGAGTAAGTAAACTTACGATACAACAGAAGATAGTCAAGAGATTCCACACCCATGATATCATAAACAGTTTCGGATTTGCCGTATGCACTTTTGATTTCACGGCCACGAACAGAGTTCCAAGGCGACAGGCGTTGCACTGCCTCTTCACCCATGACTTTCTCTAGTCGATTGACAATGTATGGAATATCGAATCGTTCAGTGTTCCAACCAGTGATAACATCTGGGTGATCGGATTCCCACCAAGATACAAAACGAGCAAGAAGTTCACGTTCATCACCACATAGGATATACTCAACGTCATCCCTGTCAGTAGTGTATGGACGCAAACCCCAAACGATGATTTTGTTTTGAGAGTGATCTTTAACTGTGATGGAAAGCATCGGTTCCTCTGCCTTGTCGGCATAAGGGAAACCGTTCTCACACTCCACCTCAATATCAATAGTAACAATCTTCAACAGAGATGAGTCAAACTCAATCTGTTTTGGATACTTTTCTGAGATATAAGTGTAGGTGAACTGAGACATACCATAGACAAGCCATGGTTGAGTTTCGTATTGTTTAACGAACTCTTTCGCCTCTTTGATAGACAAGAACTTCATTGGATTGACGTTCTTGCCTTCTAGAGTTTTCCATCCAGTTTCTTTTTGCACAGGCACGAAAAGAGTGGGTTCGTATTTAACCTTGAAGTTTTTACGAACACCATTCTCAACGGCACGAACTAGTAATTGATTGCCCCACTGGGCAACATGAGTGTAGAAATTCATAATATAAAGATACCACCATTAGGGGTTAATGTCAAGAGAAAAGAGGTAAAGATTCCTCGCCTGCAAAGTGTTGGTCAATCATGTCAATGATATCCTGTGCCTCTGCAATTTTAGATAGTTCTGATTCTACTGCTTCTGCGATATCAGAATGTTCTCCAATACCAGCAGGATTTTTGAGGTAGACTGCAATGTTCGCTTTGTGAAGGGCAATCTTTCCTTCGTTAAATTTCTTAATCGCATCAAGCATTATGTTCTCCATTTTGTTCTGTCAAGGAAAGTAGTTAGAATTTCTTTTGTGATACTTCTTCCCTTATCTTTGATAAGAGGTTTGGATGCAGCGTCTTTGAACACTGCTTCAATACCCATTAGTCCAGGCGTAGAGTTGACTTCGATCATGTATGGTTTGTCTTTCTCCCTATCTTTGGCTGGAATGAAATCCACACCAACAATTGTTCCATCAACTGCCTGTGCAGCCCTCAAGGCTTCAGATGCCTCAAGTTCTGTAAGTTCGTGTATCTCTGGTTCTGAACCTTGTGATACATTCGATCTAAAATCGTCACTAATTACTGGACGTTTCATTGCACCGATAATCTCACCAGCGACAATGATTACTCTAACGTCATATTTGGTTGGAACATATTCCTGTAGAATAATGTCCACATATTCGTCTTCACGAAACAAGAGTTGAACTACACTGTGAAGAGATTTAAGACTCTCAATCCACATAACACCTACACCTCTTGAACCTGTAGATGTTTTAAGTATCAAAGGAAACTTATTACCAAGTCTCTTTGCAGCGTCCTCTGCACCTTCACCATGTCTCACTAGAACTGTGCTTGGTGTATTGAAATCGTTGCGTTGAAATACGACTTGATTATACCACTTGTCACTACAAATGTCATGACATTTTGTAGAATTAATTACAGTGTAACCTTTAGTCTCAAGGTTCTCAACTGCCACCCACCAAGACGTGTTCCCTGTCTTCACAGTAGAACCCATCCCTCTTGCCATCACGAGAGTGTCTTTTGGGGATATCTTAAACGGTTTATCATATTCAGCATCTGCTTTCATAGTTGGAAGTTCTGCCTTACCATCTTCTCCTACTGGAAAAGAGTAGACGTTGAACCCATCTTCGCCGACAGGTTCCATATACATTCCACTAAACTCTGCAAGATGGCACTCCAATCCCATACCTTTTGCAATCTTACGAATCATCGGCCCTGTCTCATTAGGGTCATGAGGGTCATCATGCGAAAGAATCAACAACTTATATGGTTGTTCTTTTTCTTCCTTAAATACGAAATCGGAAAACTTCTGTGCCAAATTATGATTCTCTTTTCTTTCCAATGTTATACTTAGTCTCTAGTTCCCACTCATTCTTTTCTTTGAATGAGATAACTTTAATTTGTGAGAGGGGCGCTCTTGGTTCTGAGCTGCCAACAATCTCAATCAAACCCCAATCTCCTAGTAACGCAGCAATTGAGTTTCTACGAGACACATCGTTTTCTGTGATGTTGGTATCTTTACCGTCTAGAGCAAACAACTCTTTAAAGTGAACGATATAGTAACGTCCCTGTTTATGAAGGATGTGACAGGACTGATACAGTTTTCTCTCTTTGCGAGATGCCACACCAATACGAGATAATGTCTCCCTAACTTTTAGGAAATCATCAGGCTCCTTTAGTTTTATTTCTAGCATCTTCTCTGGATGCCATTCAATTTCATTCATTTTCTTCCACCTTTATTCAAACTATCTTTGATAGCCTTTATCTGTTCATCGTTAAGTATGGAAAGTGCGGCCTTTGCTTTTTCATTACTGTAACCATAATATTCTTTCACATACTCTAAGTCTTTCAATTTACTCGCTTTCACCCAAGGAGCATAACGTTTCTTAGACCTAACACTATTTAGTAAAAAGTCATATTGTAGCTTCTTGTCCAGATGGTGACGCATGTTGAGTTCATTGACTAACATGATGGTGTCGTTAAAAGGTGCCATGCATTTGTTGATAATGAATGGAACATACTTCTTTTCCCACATAGGATCATCTGAGTCTAACAGATTCTCCTTTGTGGTGTTGATTGAGTTAAGATAGTCCTTTAGTTCGTAACTCATTTGAACTTCACCTGTGACATAACCTCAATCATAAATGCAAGCATATTGATTTCTTGGTCTGCCACAAATGCAGATTTGTATTGATAATCTGCAACAGACAATACCAAGTGAGGAACAGTTGAAGGTTCAATCTTCTCATACAGTGTATCATATATTTTACGATATACTTGTGATGGGTCGTTGTCCATATTGTTGGCAACCCACTTACGAATAGACTTGAAGTCTTTGTCTTTGAGGAACGTAACCAAGTCATTCATATTTGTTTCTGAAACATTTACAAGAATGCCAGAATCAATTGCACCAGAGGCAGAGTAACGTTGAAGTTCATTCAACACCCTACGCCAATCTGGAAAGTGTTTCTCCACAACTGCCGCAACTACCTTTGGTTCAAACTGAACTTTCTCTGTAGTGAGAATGTCAGTTACACGTTTGAAGAACTGTCCAGCTAGTTTTGGTTTGTCAGATGTTGGGATTTTGAATTCCACAACAGAACACCGACTGTGAAGAGGGTCGATGATACGGTTTTTAAAGTTACAAGTAAGAATAAACCCACAGTTCTTATGGAACTCTTCCATAAAACCACGCAACGCTGGCTGAGTTGACTGTGGGTTTAGATAATCTGCCTCATCCAAGATTACAAACTTACGATTACCATCCATAGATACAGTAGACGCAAAGTTCTTAATCTTGTTTCTGAGAACATCAATGCCAGATTCTTCAGAACCGTTTATCATCATGTAGGTTGCACCAATCTCTTCAAGCATTGCTTTCGCAACTGTGGTTTTGCCTACACCTGGCCCTCCAGACAATAGTAGATTTGGGATATACCCCTCATCCACAAATGTCTGGAAGGTTGTTTTCAAATCATCAGTAAGAATAGTCTCACTGATTTTGGATGGACGATATTTCTCCACCCAAAGCATCACATCATTCATAATATATCTCCTTGTC